TTTAGATGGGGTCCAGTTGACCAGGCAGTTTTAGTTACAAACGAAACTGAATTAGTAGAGAATTTCGGCGCACCCAATGCAACAAATGCAGTTGACTTTCTAACCGCTGCAAACTTTTTAGCATATGGTGCATCACTACAAGTTGTTCGTGCCGCAAATACAACAGGCGCTCTGAATGCGACTGCTGAAGCTACCACAGGCGGCGGAACTGCGGGAACAGGTCTTTCAATCAAGAATGATGCAGCATATGAAAGTTATGTTGGCGGCTCGGGCGATGTTGGACCATGGGCAGCAAAGTATCCTGGCGCACTAGGAAACTCACTAAAAGTTTCTACATGCCCAAGTTCATCAGCATGGCAATCAAGTCTAACTGGAACCTTTACAGTTACCGCAGGTAGCACAACAGTTGTTGGAACTGGTTCATCAGCCAATACTCAGTTAGTTGTTGGTGACATTGTTGTTCTAGGCGGTCGTTCGATTGCAGTCGCATCAATTACAAATGCAACACATTTTACACTAGCATCAAAGCATTTGACTGGCGCAACAGGAGGATCGGCAGTTAGACGTTGGGAATTTTTCGGCAATTTCGATCAAGCACCAGGAACATCAACATTTGCAGCATCTAAGGGATCAGTTGGTGATGAAATGCACGTTGTTGTTGTCGATGAAGACGGTCTTATCACAGGAACAAAGAATACTCTTCTAGAAAAGTTTTCCGCAGTGTCAAAAGCTTCTGATGGTAAAACTACAAATGGTGGAAATAACTACTATAAGAATGTTATCAATGATCGTTCCAACTATGTTCGTTGGATGGATCAAGATGCCGCAGGAACAAATTGGGGTTCAGCACTTGCTAGTGGATTAACATTCACCGCAGTCACCGCAGTCAAAAATTACAGTCTTGCTGGTGGTGCAGATGGTGCGGCAGCAACAGATAGTCAAAAAATCACCGCACTTGGCGTGTTTGAAAATAAATCAAATCTTCCAATCTCTGTCATGCCAATGGGTGCAGCAAGTGCCACTGTTGTCAACTATGCAATTGGTGTTGCTGAAGATCGTAAAGACTTTGTTGTTTGCTTCTCTCCAGAATCTGCTGATGTTGTTAACAATGCAGGCGATGAAGCAGATGACATTATTGCATTTGCTGATACTGTCACAGCATCAACATACGGCATCATGGATGGAAACTGGAAATATCAGTACAACAAGTACCTAGACAATTATGTTTACGTTCCATGTAATGCTGATGTTGCAGGATTACTAGCAAGAACAGACAGAGATCGTGCACCATGGTTCTCACCTGCTGGATACACAAATGGAAACATTCTAAATTCAGTTAAGCTTGCTTGGAATCCAAACGAAACGAATAGAGACCTTCTCTACAAGCGTGCCGTGAATCCGATCTTTACACAGCCTGGACGCGGAACAGTTCTATTTGGCGATAAGACTTTTGTAACAACCGACTCTTCGTTCAATAGAATCAATGTTCGCAGACTGTTCATCACTATCAGAGAATCAATTGGCGCATTTGCCGGTAGCGTTCTATTTGAACAGAATGATGCACAAACTAGAGAGGCTTTCTTGAATGCTGTTGAGCCATATCTAAGAAGCGTCGTTGGTGGAAGAGGCATCACAGAATTCAGAGTTGTCTGCGATGAAACTAATAATCCTCCAGCCGTTACTGAAGCAAATGAATTTGTTGCTGACATTTTTGTTCGTCCAATTTCATCAATTAACTTTATTCAACTTAATTTCGTTTCAGTTAGAGGCGCATCTAACATTGCCGAAGTTTAAGGATAAATAAGGTCAACGAGACATAAAAGGAGAAAAAAATGTCTAATTTAGCAACACTAAGTACCCTAAAAAATTTAATAGGGGTAGGAGCTAGACCTAATTTATTTTCTGTTTCTTTACCTTCACTCAACACAACAATTTTATGTAAAGCAGCATCTCTACCAGGATCATCCATAGGAACCATTGAGGTTCCTATGTCTGGTGGTAGACGTTATAAGCTTGCTGGAGATAGAACATTTGGTGAATGGACCACAACTATGCTTTTGGATCCACAGTATAATGAAAGAGTTGTACTTGAGAGGTTACAGAATTCTTCTGCAAGTATAAATTTTGATTCAGTCGCAGCATCTTCAAGCAAAGGCAGCATTGGGACTGTTATAGTATCTCAACTTGCCGCCGGTGATGTGACAAAAGAAGTAATAAAACAAGTAACGATAGTTGAACGTGTAGGTGGTGGCCTTTTTGGCAGAAGTAGAACCGTAACGCGAGTAGAAGACGTTGTGACCCAAGTGGTTGTATCACAACCGCCCATTATAACGTATAATTTAGCCAATTGTTTCATTAGTGATATTTCTGCAATTGATTTATCTTACGATAGTACGGACGCTATTTCCGAGTACACCGTAACGTGGGTGTATGATTATCACACTAGAACGTTATAAGGAAAGGAATAAAAATGTCGTTCACACTATCAACATTTAAAAATGCGCTGGGACAAGGTTCTAGACCAAATAACTTTAAAATTACTTTTGGTAATCCATTAGGATTAAATCTTCCACGTTTCACCAGCACTATTGCTGATTCCGGTTCATATTCTTTGTTATGCAAATCTGCCGCGATACCCGCATTTACCATTGGTGTTGTAGAAATTCCAGTTCAAGGTGGAAGAAGAATGAAGCTTCCTGGTGACAGAACTTACGGCGACTGGACCGCAACATTTATTGCAGATCAGGATCAAGTATTAAGAAAATATTTTGAGGATTGGATAGCTGGTATATCAACCAATAACTTTGAAAATAGGTCTAAATCAACGATTGCTGACTATAAACAAAACATTCAAGTTCAACAACTTGATGTTTCTGGAAATAATATTGCTAATGGCTTCTACGTTTTAAAAGATTCTTTTCCCACTGATGTTTCTGCAATCGATTTGTCTTATGATACAACAGATACGATTTCTGAATTTTCTGTGACGTTTCAATATAGCTATATTACTTATACACTTGCGACTTCAATTGCGACTTTATAATTGAGTTATTTCGCAACATAAATATAGTTGCGTAATAGTGTTCACTAATAGGGGGCTATTACGCCCCCTATTTTTATGAGAGAGAATAAATGGCAATAAAACTTTTTGGTTATAAGATAGGTAAAGACGATCCGCAAAAAGAAGATAGTGCTAAATCTTTTGTGCCGCCAACAGACACAGACGATGCAGCAATATCTGTCGTTGGTAGTGGCGTCTATGGAACCTATGTTGATTTAGAAGGTCAAGTAAAAACTGACGCCGAATTAATTCGCAGATATCGTGAAATGGCAACACAAGCCGAATGCGATATTGCAATTGATGATATTGTTAATGAATCCATAGTCTATCAAGAAGATGGATATCCTGTTTCAATTGTTTTAGAGAACATGAAACAGCCAGACACCATTAAGAAAAAAATAAAAGAAGAATTCGAGCATGTTATGAAGTTGCTCGATTTTAACAACCAAGCGTATGATGTTTTCAGACGTTGGTATGTTGATGGTAGACTTTATTATCATATGGTAATTGATGAAAAAAATCCAAGACTAGGTATCAAAGAAGTTAGATACATTGATCCAAGAAAAATTCGAAAAGTTAGAGAAATACCAAGAAACAAAGGAACACCATTATCATCTAGTGCATATGTAAAGCCAATTGAATATTTTGTGTATTCAAATGTCGGATTTGCAAGAGATGCAAATCAAGGTTTAAAAATTGCAAAAGATTCTATTTGCTATGTGCATTCTGGATTAACAGATCGTGAAGGTAAAGTAATTATATCTTATCTACATAAAGCAATTCGTCCATTGAATCAATTAAGAATGCTTGAAGATGCAACAGTCATTTATCGCATCTCTCGCGCGCCAGAACGTAGAATTTTTTATATTGATGTTGGTAACTTACCAAAAATTAAAGCGGAGCAATATCTTCGTGAGATTATGCAGAAATATAAAAATAAACTAGTCTATGATGCTCAAACAGGTGAAATCCGTGACGATAGAAGATTTCAAACAATGCTTGAAGATTTTTGGTTGCCAAGAAGAGAAGGCGGCAAAGGCACAGAGATTACTACATTGCCAGCAGGACAAAACCTGGGAGAAATTGAAGACGTTTTATATTTTCAGAAAAAATTGTATAAGGCATTAAACGTTCCAATTTCAAGATTGGAATCAGATGCTGGATTTTCTCTAGGTCGTGCATCCGAAATCAGTCGAGATGAATTGAAGTTTTCTAAATTCATTAGCCGACTTCGCATGAGATTCTCTCACTTATTT